CATCGATCATCCTCTGTTTGGTTACAGTCGGCCCGATTGGCGATCAGACGCGTTCATGCGGCGGAAATGTTCATCCATCGACAAGTCGTCAGTGATCTCAAAAGGGTCATCTACGGGAGGCGAAGTCCCAAGCGGCTTGATGGGGGCTTTCGCAGAACTAACAACTCGAGCTGGGCCGCGCTTTGTGGATGATGCAGCTTCGAGTCGTGCTTCCAACTTCCCCATTTCCCGGTAGGTTTCTGCCGGGTGCAGCGTGGAGAGTCGCTGAGATTCATCTGGGTTCGCCGAGAGCCATTGCAGGATCTGAATGCCCTGCGGGCTTTCCATCGCGAGGTGCTGCATGGGCAGCGACATCGGCGTATCAAGATTGAGTTCTTCCTCGAACTGTGGGTTCTGTTCACGGGCAGCATTGAGCGTGTCCGACCATTTGTCGAGATGCTGCTGCTGCTGCTGGTCCGCACGTCGCTGCTCGTAGGACTCTCTACGTGATACATCAAACTCGGCTTGCTTGGTATCGGCCACAAACTCAGCCAACGCCATGCTGTAATCCTCGTATGCGTCGAACTGATCGACCGTCGGTACACCAGGCAACGTCTTAAAACGAGACCAGCTCGCCGGTGCCCCCTCGGCCATCGGGGCCGGCTCGGACAGCTCCTGCACTCGTGACTCTGCCGCGTCGGCACGTCGTTCCGCTTCGCGCTGCTTGGCGATCGCCGACTTCACGGCTTCAGACGGATCGCTGCGTCTCTTGCGCTTGACCTGCGGCTCAGGCACATCCTCGTCAGGCGCGGCTTCGACCGGCGCGGCTTCGACCGCGTCACTCGCGTCCTGAACGGGAGGGTCGTCCTGAAATGCGGTCTCGATCTGCTCCACGGTCTCGTGGTTCGAGTCGATCGTGATGTCGCCGTCGGTGACCTGCCCTGCGTCAGTATCCATAGCCCTCGCGCCACAAAAAAAGGGGGGACCATAACAAAAAAGGGCGCGTTCTGGGCTTACCTACACCCAAAAACACGCCCCCTTGTCGTGTGTCCCCTTGTCGCCTCACCTGCTGGGGGAGCAGTTGTCGGTGCGGTAATTACCCGCACCCAAGTGAGAACGTCATCCGGTCCAGTAGAGATACCATGGAATGGTATCACCTGTAAAGTATAGCAAATGATGCGTGTTTTCGGTATAATCCCCTCTAGCGAGACGCCGCTTGTGCGCCCCGTTCTTCATCCAGACGACCCGAGGGGCACGGCCCTGTGACGGTCACCAACCCACGCCAGGTGGGTGGTTTCTCCCGCGCATGATGAGGTAACGCATGAAGACCAACCACGATCCCGCTCATGACCCCTTTACCGGCAAGCCCCGACAAGGGATGGCGCGGCTGTATGGCTCCACGAGCGTGGCTGACAAGATCCGATACTGCGAGTGCCTGCTGACTGGGAACCCCGAAGAACGCATCGAGTCGCTGAAGCACAAACTCAAGACAATGGATAAGGACCACTGGGCGTATGACAACTGGCTGCATTACGTCACCGTGATGCCCGACGTGGTGGCGTGGACGCGAGCCGAACACTCACGACTCCTCGCCTTGCGTGAGAGCACCCGACGGCCCAGACGGCGCAAGACCAAACCCTAGTGCCGCCAACGCTGGTAACACCACGCCGGCCTCGCGTGCCTTCGCTAACCCTGAACCCCCTGATGAGGCGAGGATCTCAAGCATTCTGGCCTCATCGGGGCGCTCTCCTCGAATGAGTGCCATGTCGAGTGTTCCCTGCAACCTGGTCGCCCATGCCTTAATCGCGGTGTCCATACGCCGTTGGACGGCAGGCGAGAGTTTTGCCCAGTCCGACACATCTCCCACCATCCGACGCACGCGCTCCCCTGATGAGGCGTCTGCGCCCTGCGCTATCTGGACAAAGCCTTTAACCGCGACGTTCTGCCCTGTCGTTATGCTGGGCGCGACCTGTTGACCTTTCGCGTTTTTGGTGCCGAGGTGCCGCCCCGCTAGTTCCCGCACAGACGCCTCATCAGCGGGCGACATTGCCAGTGGATTAAATCCATCGTCAAGTCGCAACACGCGTACAGATCGGCCACTATGAACCTGGGTGAAGCTTCCCGGCACATCTAGCGCCCGCAAGTCAGCCGCAAAGGCTTTTGCCGCATTAGCGGGAACATCACTGCCCGCATAGATCGTGGCCGCATCATGTTGTGCGCGTGGCATGCGAGGGTTAATCGCGACGTGCGCTGCGGCGGATTGGCCTGTGCCGCCGGCTATAATGTCACGCGCAGCCCGCAAACGTCGCTCTTCTTCAACCGAAATCCCGCCACCGCGCACCTCTTGCACCCTAGCGCCATACGACGCAAGTGGGTTCTCCTGCACCTGGTCGGCTTCAAGCTGCGCCAGTAAGCGCTCAAGGTCTTGACGCTCGTCTCCGTGCCCAAGTGTGTCAATTCGCTCGCGCAGATCGTCAATTTGTGGCTGGCCCACGTCATCGACCCATGAACCCACCCCCCTTGATCTCGATCCTGTGCCTCCTCCGAGGGCTGCATCTAACACCGATGATTGCTCACGTAGGCTCTCAGACGCCCCAAAAACACGAGGGGAAAGATAGGCACGCTGACCAGGCGTGGTGGTGCTGAAGGGGGCGCCAAGAGACGACCACTGCTTGTCTGTGACGGCTTCAGTCGCCATTACTGCCGGAAGCTCGCCCATGGGCACCTTTGGCGTCTGCACTGCCGTATCGGTCACTCGCATGGAGCGCAGGTCATCCAGTGTATCGGCCACGCGCATGAGGTCGCGATTCACCGTGGCGCCCACAGAGTCAGCCCCCTGACGCACTGCCGGCGTGGGCGTGAACGATGACAGTCTGGCAGCAAGATCCGAATCGCGCCCGAGAATAGAGGCGAGCTCTGGTGCCCGTAACAGTGTCGCAAAGTCAGGCGTCCCGGCCACCACTTCATCGGTCAGAAGGCCACGCTGTAACACCTCCCTCGCTGACATGCTGAGCGACGACGACCGCTCATATAGTGCCATCGCGGTCGACCACGCCATCTCTTGCGCCTCCGCCCCTTTGACGCCCACCTTGTTGGCAGCTTCTCGCATCCTGGCGACACCGGCCAAGTATGAGGGCGTGGCACCGGCATCTCCTGCCGCGAGACGGGTGGCCGTGTTTGCGTCCGAGAGGGACCCGCTCCAGAGTTTCTGGTCAGCTCCCATCAAGTTCGCCATCCACGCATCCAACACCATCGCCTGATCTGGGTCCATCGACCCGGTGCGGGTCTGTAGTGCCCTGTCTCGCAGCGCCAGCCAGAACTGGTCGATCTTCGGCCCTGAGATAGACTGCCCACCTTGGAGCACACGCACCGTGTTGTTCTCCCATGCTTCAAGGACGCTGCCCTGAGTACCGCTGCCCTGGACACTCCGGCCCATAATGGCCTTGATTTCAGCCGCCGCCCTAGGACGACCGGCAGCGCGCCAATTTACAAATATATTGAGCGCGTTCTGAAGATTGCTTTCGACGCTGGTCTGCGGTGAGGTCGCCGCCAACAGCCCGGTGAACATATCGGCATCATCGCCAAATATCCCCGTAAGCGCCTGGCGGCTGTTTACATACCATCCACGCTTTGGGCTGCCACGACGTATAGCAGACGCGAGATAGTCGACGTCCGGTAATCGCTCGTAGGTGTCGACGAATTTCCTAACGGCGCCGGACGAGCGCGTCAGCGGTTCTACTTCCGCCGGTAGCAAGAACGATAATGGACCCTTGGCGTTGTCTGTGTTTTCCACCCCGCGACGGAAGAAGTTCCAGTTCTTTAACGGCAGCATATCCTCGATTACCCGTAGCGCTTTAGGAATACCCCCAGCAGCCAACTTAGTAGATTTAATCCCGGCCCCCGCTGCGATGCCAGGCGCCCCCAGCGCCCCCAACAACACATCCATGTTCGTGTCTGGAACAAACATTCCTGCGATAGTGCCCACGTCCTGCGTGGTACCCTCTGGCAGCAACTCGATGGCCTTCTGTTTTGCCTCTTCGACGCCTTCGTTGGCTGGCTTATTCAGCCAATGCCACATTGCACCAGCATTACCATTCCCTAGACCGCCTGGCCGAACACCGAGCTCTTGGATTGCGTGGACGAGCTCCCCAGGCTCCGATGGACCACCCCACGGAGCACGACCTGCTTCTATCGCCGGACGACGCCTGTCCAGCCCCGTCTTGTCCGGGCCAGCACTCAGCACCGCACTCGTCGTGTCCGGCGGCACCGGGACGTCGATTAACGAGCGCGATGGCGACAACTGCATCCCTTGGACCACGTCCATGTAATCAGGGTCATCACGTCCCAACTCACCGTCAGTCACGGCCTGGACCAGCCCCCGGTCGTAAGTCGACAGCGGGGTCGGCGTACCGCCACCTGGAAAATCCCAGGCACCCTGCCGGCGCTGCTGCAACTCGACCCATTCGGGGTCATCCGCTGCGAGCTCGCGATCGCTCCGCTTTTGCATCAGCATCTTGTCGTAGGCTGTCAGCCTGTATGGATTTGGCACCGCCATCTCTCCTCTAGCAATAATTACTTACAGCAGCCCCGGATACTTCTCCTTAACCGCACGACGGATACCGGCAGGATTCGGCGCATTATGCGCTAACGCCAGCGCTGAAACGGCCCGTTTTCTCGTGTTAATCGGATAACTGCCTTGCGGGGCGCCACCCGCTGGTCCCGCAAAGGACTTCACGCCGGGATATTTGCCTGCATTAGACCCCCCTGGCTTCTTTCGGTCCCTACGGACAGAGGGCGTAAGCGATAAGAGTCCGCCTAATGTATGCATTTTAGTGCCAGTCATTCTCAATCACCCTACTGTCTTTGATTGGCATCCGTCTGTTGTGGCGGACCGACGTCTGGAATTGAATAATAGTACCCACCAGGTCCTTTTACTATTTTATATCCACGTTCTTGCTCGCCCTTCACTCCCTTTCCATAGCTGTGATATTTTCGACCTTTCAGGACCAAATAGACATCATTTCCGTATTCTGCCCGAACTTTTTTCTCCAAACCGTCCTTGAGCAGATCAATCCTATGGGTCACGCTGCCCGAGTGCTTGAACCAGTCCTTCTCATCTTCATGCCATTCCCAGGTTTGATTGGCATACGTCTGTTGTGGCGGACCGATATGGGGAGGCTTGGTATCATCCGCTAAGGGTCTCTCCGCATTCAATTTGTCTCCAATCTCACTGAAATAACCATCTGATTCTGGATCAAATTTAAGTGGAGTAGATCTAGGAAGAATGTCCCGTAGAGTTCCTGTTCCTTGCATTAGATGTCCTCCCTGGGCGTCATATCAATGGAGAGTACCGTCGCTGCCTGGTCCTCATCGTGATCCCTGGACTCTTTGGCGGCCTCCTTCATCGTGTCCATCGCGGCCATCTCCTCGACGTGCTCGTGTTCGGTGACATCGTGCAGCATCTTGGTATTGCTCGACAGTTCGGATTCCGCAAGACGTGTGTCGGACTTGAGCCGAGCCTCGGCCTCATCGGCCTTAATCTTCATGGCCGTGATGGTCAGCTCGGTCTCGTTCCGCATACGCTCGATCTCGATTCTCATGCGCTCGATCTCGATCTTCGCTTGGTTGTCCATCTGCGACCGTTGGGCTTGCGCTTGCAGTTTTTGTGCGTCCTGGGAGAGTAGCTGGGTCTTCTCGTCGAGTGCCTTAGATAATTGTTCGACCAGTTGCCCAGACTCTGCTATCTGCTGCTGGAGCATCTGCGGGTCAGGCTGACCATCCTGCTCTTGCAATGGCGGCGGGAGCATTTTCTTGACACGCTCTGCCGCCTCCAAGTGACCTGGAAAATCCCTAAACTTCAGGTAAATGTCTCCGAGTATGGGGAAGAGTGACGGATTAGCCTGGAACAACTGGCCCATCTCGTCCGCGCCTTCCTCACGACGGCTCTTGTAGCTGCGTCCAATACTGACCGTAATGCCGTAGCGCCCCTTCCGCAAGTCGTAGTGCTCGACAGGCTTGCCACCAGGACGAGGCGGTGGGGCACCGGGCGGTCGCATGCCCATTGGAGGTGCCCCTGGTCCCATTGGAGGTGCCCCTGGTCCCATCGGGGGTGCTCCTGGGCCGCCCATCAGAACGGGGCCACCTGGCCCTGGCATAAAGTGTGGACCTTCCGGCATGGGCCCTTGTCCATCGTACATTTGTGGACGGCCTCCGGGGGGAGCCATCCGGGGAGGGGCTTGTGCTGGCACGGGGCGCTGTGTCTCAGGGTCTCGCCGGAACGGCGCATTCAGCATGACCGTCTTGGGTTCATCTTCTCTGTCGAGAATCCTGGCAATGCGACCCGGACGGTCATAAATGTGCGGGATTAAATCTAGGACGACCTTCGCTTCATAGGTCAGACTGATCTCGGCCAGATTGTCGATAAAATGGCTGCTCCCACTATCGTGCTGGTTCTGTAATGCGAGGATGGCCTTACCGCTCTTCGCTGAGGGGCTTTGCTGTCCGAGCGCCGACTCAAACGCGCCCGTCCCCTCATGGATAAATTCTCGCGCCTGCTGGAGCAACAACATACTCGGCCCCAGCCGTGAGGCATCCACCTGCGTCCGTTGCGGCGGTGGGGCGGGTATCCCGTTGAGGCTTACCGGTCGATAGCGGAGATACGGGAAGTTGCGGACGTT